CCGGAGGACAGATCGGTGTCCGGCGCATGTAGTCGCGCGCAGTCTGATACTTCATACCGTCGCGGTAGTAAATGGTCATTTCACTTGGCCTTCCACGCCATAGCCCCGCCCACACCCAACCCGCCGAGGATCATCTGGTACATGGTGACAAGCGGCTCCATCGGCGTGTGGCCGGTAATGGCCTCAATCTGGGCGTCGGTGAGTTGCGGGGATATTCTTCTCTCTGGGCCGTCATATTGATCCATTTTTCATCTCTTGTTATGGTTGATCGGAATTACCTTACATACGCCTGCAAACTTAGGTTAATCATCGACGGGCATCCCGGCGTGTAATGCCAGTAGATTTGGAATTGCCTATTCACCACCGGAACCCATACGGCCGCATTCGACCGAACCCCGCTTCCGGCGATTGCCTCCAGCGTCTGAACCTGATAGCTGTTGTACGGAAGAGTAGAGCCGGGGGCGCGGAAATTAGCCCACAGATCGCAGGTAATCACTCCGCCCGGATGCGTAATGATGAGGAGCCCCGACAAGAAGACCGCCTTAGTGTCCTCGGGTAGGTTAGGCTGGAACGTGGTTTGATCCCCGTTGTAATACCATTGCGGGCCATTCGACAGGTCTATTGTTACCCATGTATCCGGCGGGATACTGATTGCGGGGAGCGTGCCGACGCCATCGTATCGAACCAACACGCCGATTGGCCGCTTGGCGTTATCAGAAGGAGCACCAAAGATAGTAGCCTCGTTCCATGCATGCGGTACAGACGAATACAAAAATGAGCATATACACAGAACTATTTTATGCCATTGTTTCAATTTGGAATGCCTCCCTCAGAATGGTGCCGTCGTTATCTCCGTAATATGTGACGTTAGCCGTTCCAGAGTTGTTGTATTCCACTCCCTGAAGATAATGGAATCCTAGTCCTGGTATTCCACTATAAACTGCCATAAGACTAGAACTAACAGAAGTACCACCGGTTCCTGATGCGGATATGGCGTTATTTGTGTTAGTAGCATCAAGAGCTATCCCTGCATACGCAGTATCTGCCGATGTAGAGGAAAGGCAGCGCATCCCTATTCTAGCTAACGTGGCATCTTCATTCATGCCGCGAACGAATGATGCTCTATTGCTTGCGCTGTTATTTGTTGATCGCCACGCCGCCGTGCCGTATGTCCACGAATTTGTCGAGTCGCAACTTTCACCGCGCACAAATACACGGTTATACATATTCCAGACGTTTAAAAAGATTGGATCGCCACCGGCTGCTGTGCCGCCAAGTTCCCAATCAATCGTAGAACTAGCATCGCTTCTGACAGTACCGACGTAAGTTCCGCGCTGCGCCCCCGGGCCGTTCGTAATGGCGATCTTATTCATCCAGATGCCATTGACGCGCTCAAGCTCTGTCGTTCCTGCTCCTGTTCCTCTTGCGGTGTCGCTAGTCCAAGCTGGGCCACGACCTAGCCTTAATGTTCCAGAATCACTCCATACAAACAAGTCGTAATTGCTATTCGCCCCAACAGCAGCAGGATTCACCGTGTTGTCTGTCGTGGTGTTTGTCAGTTCGGTGAAGGTCGTGATTATCCAGCCGGTGCCGTCATAGATCGGCACCTTGTCGTGGATGTACGGTGTGTAGTAGATCGACGTGCTGTTACTCACGTCGCTTGTCATTACTGGAGTTGCAGAAGACAGCGTTAGCCGTCCGCCTGGAGTGCTCATTATCGCGCCAGCGTAGGCTTGAACATCCGTCCCTATAACCGCCCCATCCTTCAGCAGCTTGCCTGTAGTGCCGTCGAAGCGGGCGAGACTGTCGGCAGTGGCAGAGGCGGGGCCTACTACATCGCCTGTGCCGCTACTGCCTCCAGTCTTAAGATTACCATCTGCGTCTATTACCCTCCACCCATCGCCATGCGTGTAGGTAAGCTGATCCCCGACAGCAAGCGCAGCCTTGACGATCTCGTAGTCCGTGCCGTTATCGTCAAGCATGACGGTAACGGTAGCCGCAGCGGTATCGCGGTTCCTGATGGACAGGTAATCAATGTCCCGTACCGTGGAAGCGCCCGGTGCAGCGCAGATATCCACCGCCGTTGTGCTGTTCGTGTTCGTAAGCTGAGTCCCGCCGACGTAGGTTGTCCCGTTGTCGTCTGAGTAGCTCACCATGCACGGAAGCTGGTTCGTGGTTACTGCGCCGCTCAGAACGGCTTGCAATTTGCGCGTAGTCTGATCCAGCTTTAACATTAGTGCCTCGCTGCGTATGCTCTGGAACCGCCGCCGCTACCAGATGCAGTCATTGTCGTATCCGTGATGGTCAGTCCGCTACCAGCCGTGAGCCAAGTGAAAGCCCCGGCAGAGTCATCCCAAAACCCTATCCTGTCTGCGCCGGGGTCTGCGAGACTTGCGCCCGTTCCGCCATTGGCAAGCGCAAGGGTTCCGGTAGCGTTCGCCATATCCCTGTCTGTGGCGTGGTAGTGCAGCGTTGAGTCTCCGGCATCCGTCAGGTCTGTATGGTTTGCCGCAGTCAGGTGCGTATAGCTGGCCGTGTTCAAGTTTTGCAGATCGGCGTGGTTGCGCGTCACCAGATCAGTTAGAGTCGACCCCGTAAAGTCAATCTGGCTCCAGATGATCTGCCCCGCAGATGCAATGCGCTGATAGACCATGCGTATCCAGCGGTCGAATACTGCATCCTGTTTTACTGGCGGCGGCGGGCCTAGGGGGTTTTGCGCCATTTCATATCCTTGTAGCCAATCCGGTACATGAATCGCATGAAGGCAGGCTTGATAAACGGTATTGCCGCCATGACGGCACCGCCTATCGTGATTCTCCAGAATTGGTCGTCAGTCATTCAAAGAGGCTGGCACAGCGCCAGCGGCAATATAGGGTTGAGATTGGCGCAGCAGATCGGCAAGCCGTTGCGCCTGCTGCGGTCTGTTGGCGACCGACCCGACCAGAAGCCTTTGCAGCGCAGGGGTGTATGACAACGCACCAGCGCCAAGTGCCAGCGGTATGCCGGGGTGTATTAATCCGCTACCAACTGCACCAACCCCGTACATCATCCTTGTTGCCGTGCCTGAATCAGGCGTCAGGTTCTTCATCACCCTGACAGCAGCATCGGACAAGTCCTGTAATGGCGCTTGTCCTTCCGTAAAGGCGCGCTTGCCTTTGGTGATGTCCTGAGACTTTACTGCACGCTGCAATTGCGCTGGCGTAAATTTCTCCGCGTTTGCATACTGAGAGGCAAGCTTTGCCCGTTCATAGACAGACCAGCCCTTATTGATCGCATTCAATTCTTTGGCGTATTGCGGATTCGACCGCTCGACAAGCGTTTTCAGTTCGTCGCCAAGTTGCCGGAAAGCCTTACCAAGCTCTGACTGATAAGCGTCATTGCTCTTGGAGAAAGTAATCGACTTCTCCCTGATCGCGGCCTGCGCCTGCTTGAGGTTGTTGGCGGACAGCACCCCGTTAGGCGCAAGGCGTCCTTCAATCTCACGCATCAGCAGATCATCGAACTGCTTTGCCTCTTTTGCAGGAAGCGAAGAAACCATGCTTCTCAGGTTGGCGACATTGGATACAAAGCTATTGTCCAGCGTATTCACGGACATCTTAGGCAACAGATTGTCATAGGCTGCGCTAAGTTGCGTCCGGACTTGCCGCAGCCCCTCCTGTCCGGTTTCAGTCACCTTGCCTCCGATAGGGGCGATGGCGCGGTTCAGAACGGCCCTATTCAACTGCTCAACACCACGCCCATGAGCAGCAGTAATCGCATCACCCATGATCGGCAAGCTCTGCATTTTCTCCTCAAGTCGCGCCGCATGGCCACCCAATGCCTGCCCGATAGTTGGCCTGACGCCAGCCTTCTGCAATGCTTTCACGTCTGGATTGACCGATGCCTTCGGAGAGATCAGCCGTGCAGCAGCACCGACAACTGGAGCCATCACTCCACCGACGACCGCGCCAGTACCTATCTGCCTAGCCTTTTCTTCCGCAAAATCTCCTTCCGTTACAGGTTGCAGTGCAGCAAAGCCAGCGCCCTGCAATGCTCCAATTCCAACCCTTCCAGCAAAGGAAGCTGGCATAGAAGCCGCACCGCCTACAGGCGCAGTCATGGCAATGTTCCCGGCCATACGGAGAGGGTCAAAGCCTTCGCTGCCAGCCGCGTTGCGTGCGGTCTGATACTGCTTCTCAACGTCAGAGATCCGCTGATTTACAGCATCCGCGCCGATGCCAGTTACGTTCGCCCCCATCTGTACCAGCGCAGCGCCGGGGTCTGCCATGCCCTGCATCGTGCGCCCTACAGCAGAGCCGCGCATATTGCCTCCGAACGCGCCGGACAGTTGCTTGCCAACAGCAGTATTGCCGAACTTGACTAGGAAATCATCAAACGCGGTAGGCTCATCAACGGCGTCAAAGCGGGGGGCGGCAGGCTCCTCCACCCGTCCGCCGAACTGGCCCGCAAGCGCAGCGTAATCAGGCTCGGCATCCACCTGACCTCCGAATTGCTTTGCCAGCGCGTCGTAATCCATTACAACCCCGCCTTTCTGCGGAAAGCCTCTGCCGCTGCACCACTCGGGAACCGCAGAGTGCGACCATCAGGTAGAGCAACGGTGTTCGCGCCATTTTGTGCCTCTTTTACAGCAGGTTTATTTCCAGCGCCAGAGGAGTCACTAATAGTATTGCCACCAAGATACTTCTTCTCGATATTATCCAGCGCCCTACGGTTTGATTGAACATCCAATGTCGGATCGGTTGCCGTAGTAAGCCAGAGTTTTAATTCAGCATTGGAGTCCATCTGTTTTGCATTCATGCCGGTAGCTTTCATAAGTGCGGCGAGAAGGGCTGGCCGAGACATTGCAACATCGTTTCTTGCTGATTGATTAGCCGTGCCAAAAGCTTTTCCTGCGGCTTGACCGATACCGGATGACTGAACAGCAGCAGTTAAATTGTCAATCGGGCCTTTAGTTGTGCTGGTAATGCCTCCGCCAGTTTCAAGTCTGTCATAGGCGTCTCTGAGAGTTGTAAGTGCTATATCAACATCAGTTGCACCAGCGGCTTTCTGTTGTGCCTTTTGATCGGCAGGGCCTCCGGGGATTGCCTCAAGCGTCCCATTTTCAGCCCATCTATATCCTGGTTGCGGCTTCCCGTATGTACGTTCCAATGCTCTTGCGCGAGGCTGGACGGAACCGCCGCCGACTGGCATCCCCATAGCATCCTGCGCATCGGCCTGAGCCTTTTCCATCGCTGCAACCTTGGTCTGGTACTCAATCCGCTTCATCTCTGCCGGATTCAAATACGCTGGCGTCTCGATCTCGCGCACCAACTTGGACGACTGACGCCCGAAACCATCTAGTGCAGGGTATTCACGGATTACCTCCATAGTTCCATCGCGCAACTGTTTGCGTGATAACTCGCGCGGGCCTTCCACCCACGGATCGGCCTTAGTTTTGAATCCTTCATGTGACACACCACTACCTCCCGGCGCTGCATAGCCAAGATCAATAGTCCGCCCTGAACTCGATACTGCCGTATTCATGGCTTGCGGCTGTGCCAATGCAGATAGCGTGTTCCCGCGCACCATTGGCGCAGTCTGCATGGCTTGCTGCTGCGCCATCTGCTGCATGATCGCCGCGTTCTCCGGGTCTTGCGTCTGCTGCAAGTCAGCCATCAGCGCGGCCTGATCCTGCGGCGACAGCGCGAGATCGGACAAGCGGCGGCTAGGCTGCTGCGGCGGATAGTATTGCGCCATCCAGTTGGAAAACTGGTCTTCTGTTGGGTTGATTGTGGCCATGATTGCTCCTTAATCCCAACGAGTCAGCATTCCGCCGGGGGTTTGATACGTTCTCGGTGCCTGGTTCTTCTGTGCCATATCCAGCGCAGACTTCATCATCAGCGCCTTAAGCTGATTCTGTCCCTGCAACTCAGTCCCGTACAGGTTTGCGTCAGCGCCATACTTGCTGATATCGCCTGCTCTGGTGGTATTCACAAGATTTGACATCCGATCAAACTCCGCACCGTATTGCTGTGAGGCAAGCCCCTGCCCGAACTTGGTAAGCTCCGCTAATCTGTTCCCGCTCTTGAGCAATCCTTTTGCGGCAAGGTTGCGGTTGACGGCCTCGTTGCCTTGCTGGAATGCGAACTTGTACGCCCCTGTATTCGCAATCGAATCAGGGTTATCCATCAGCGTGTTCAGGCGAGTGCGGTATTGCGCTGCGGTGTCCTGATACTGCGGCGCGCCTACGCCGCCGCCACCTGACCCGCTACCCATGCCGAAAGCTTGCATCCAATAGGATGGGTCAGTCATGCGCTGCTGATTGGCCCATTCGATAGCTTTGCGTTTGTCGTTTAAAGCATATTGGTTGTTAAAAAACGCATTCGTTTGTTCTTGGCTTGGGTACATACCCAAGCCACCGGCAGTACTACTGGCTTGATCTACGTATGCAGATACTTCAGGAGACCATCCACTATAGTTCGTAGCCATAATCAACCTCCTTCAACTTCCAAAGCCTCCATGCGGAAATTCGCATCCTTCACATGGAGAATTTCAAATGCGCGACGGGAAAAATTCCCTAGCCTGCGCGTCCTTGACCGCTCCAAATCCAAGTCAATAGTCCTGAACTTTGAATAGCTTACATAGTCGTCGTCCGTCCATCTAAGCATAGCATAAGAGTCGATCTTGTCACCTATTAACTCCGCTGATCCGATGGTCTTGAACCTTGCCGTTTTGTCGTCAATTTTGGGCGTCCTGATCCTAGCCGCAGTCGCCCCGATCTCGTCTGCGTAGACATCCTGATCGAACTCGTACAGCGCCCCGCTGGTGGCGTCCTGCATCCATTGCCGCCCACCGCAGGCCGTAGAGGCGATGACGGGAAAGTACGTCTCTGTGTATCGCTGCGCCGTCCCGGAGCCGCTGAAAGCCGTTCCTGTGGCTTGGATGTTGTACCCGTTGGCCGATACGTTCGTCACCACATGCCAGCCGTTGAAGTCGCCGTTCGTGGCTGCTACCTTGATGATGTCGCCGTCCGAATAGCCGTGAGCGGTCGAGGTTACGGCACCGTCTGCGGTAATAGCCGTGATCGCCGTCGTTCCACCGCTAACAGCGAGGTAAGTGAAGAATGACCACAAGCTAGTAGAGAAGTCATAGACCAGCGTAAAGCCAGAGGTTCCGAGTGTGATCCCGTACAGGACGTGCGCCCCTACCTTGGCAGACCACGAATAGACTGTAGCCAGATTGTCCGTATCCAGAATCTTGTCAATCTGTGGAGTGCTGATCTTCTCAGGCTGTGAGCCGTTCAAGCGATAAACGCCCCTGCCGAAGCCGTCTTTTGTCTGCCCTAGCCAAACCAGCGTTCCAGCCATTTCCTTGACGGAATTCTCATGGGCGCATCCGACTTGGAAAGCCATGTTTGCAACTGGCGACAGTACAGAGCCGGAAGCGTTCGCGGCGTCATAGAAAAACTCTGTAGCACGCTCTTTGAGTGCGACGATATACTCCTGATACTTAGCGAGGAATACACCTTGATCAGGGTCGTTTTGCGATTGAATGAAGTCCAGCGCGGCCCACGTTGCCGGGTCTTCGATGGCCGACTGGTAAATCTCCCCGGCCTGAGTCATCACGAAAATACGCCCGTCAAGGTAAGCGCAGCCGCGTACCGTGTTCGCAGGGTAATCAGGGTCAGTTACCTGCGTCACCGTGTATCGGTTCGCCGCAGTCTCCGAGTAGGTCGAGGCAGTATCACCGTCCTCCAGCATGGCCCATGCCGCATAAACCTCGTCGCCGCTGGTGGTGATCTTCACGCCAGCGGTTACGGTTCCAGATGCGGTCAGCGTGGTATCGAACCGCGCCCATGATCCTGTCGTCGTTTCGACTGAGTAGGTAGCCCCATCCACGGTGATGCTGATATTCCCCGCCCCCGTCTTGCGTTTCAGGTATATCGAGAACGTGCGCTGTAGCGTGTCGGTCAGCGTTACCGATTGCAGCAACGTTGCGTTTGCGCTCGTCGCTGTGAGCGTGAAGGCATCCGTTCCGGCGCTAGGGTCAGTCTGCCCTGCGGTCAGCGTCATGTTCGTTGCAACCCATGCCGCATTGCTCAGTAGCTGCGAGTAGAGCAATAGGTTAGGACTCAGCGTCATGTAGTACGCAGCGGTCTTGGTTTTTAGGAATAGCGTGCTCATGGGATTAGGGCGAAGTCGAAGAAGTTGTCGGTTACTGTGCCGATGTTCTGAAATGAGAATCCATAGTCAACGACCAATGTGCTCGGCGTAGTTGTAGAAACTGAATGCTCACCAAAACAGAACTTGTTACCATTTACAGCCCCACGATAAGTTGGCAGCTTTGCGAATGAAGTCGCTTTCTCTACCCATGTAATTCCGTCCTGAGATATGGCTATTGCCCCATTTTTTGCTGCAACAAACTTCCCATTGCTACCTACAATTGACACATATCCAGTTGACGGAAGCGCTCCGCTTATCCAGGTCGCACCATCATCTGTAGAAACTGCGCAAACAGTCGAATTCATTGCAACTACACAAACAACTTCCCCATTAAATGCAGATGATACCCATTGCGCAGTTGCTGGCATATCAGTTGTTTCCCAAGATGTCCCATTAACTGACCGCAATGCTTTGTTAGAGTTAAAAACAACCCCTATAAATGCGGTGTCAGTAGCCCCAATTGCGAACATTTGATATGGCGTAGCTCCGTATGACCAATTAACAAAATCCGCTGTTACTGCTGCCGTTGAGAAATAACTAAAACAATACAACCCATTGCAGTAATTGAAATATGCTGTAGTATCAGAAATTGGGGCACCACTGATACCATATCTATTCCAGTTAATTCCATCACTAGATAAAAAGTAGCTACTAAATGAGTCGTATCCTATAGAAACGAACATCGAACCATCCCAAATTATTTGATAAAAACTCTGAGCGAAAGCTCCTGCTGAATTGTCGCGCTGAGTCCATGTAATCCCGTCAATTGATGTGAAAAATGTGCTTGTTGCGGCATTTGTACGAGGAACGATACAGAAAATGCTTCCATTGCTTGCAATGTCATATGCAGAATAATAAGACCACGATCCAGTGGGTGGCGTAAAACTTCCCGTGTTAGTAGTAATTGTATCAACAACACTATATATGTTATTTCCATAAATATTAATCAACTCACCACCAAAGCAGACAAGGTTGTTCCCATCCCCGCTTGATGTCGCCAGCCCATTCAGTCCCGGCCTCACAGTAGCCAGCGTAGTCCCGTTCTTCTTCTGTTCAACAAGCATGTTAGTAAGCCGCGCATTCTTGTTAGTCGCGCCGTCTTTCGTGCTGATATTTCCGACTAATGGCATTCTCATGGTATTTGCGCGAAGTCGTACATGCCATTCACTACGGTTGAAATTGACGCTGGCGTGTTGCCATGCCCTAGCGTTGTCCCGAACACACTAATCAATGTGCTTTGAAAGCAAACCACACCATTTCCCGCTCCTGAGTTAGCCGATATAGTATTCAGCCCCGGCCTGAGACAAGCCATCTTCTCCGAGTCAATCTCAACCAGCACGTTTGTCAGCCGCTCATCCTTGTTGCTTGAGCCGTCGCGTGTATCAATCTCGGTTACTGCGGGCAGTCTCACGGCGTATCCGCAACTATGTTTGACCTACGCCCTCCACCAATCAGGAACGGCAGGTCGGTTCCCGCTTCCATCGGCCTGTTGTTTCCGCGCCGGATAGCAGCAAGCGAGTCGTTCGCAATCTTGGCAACCTCTTCGGATACCTTCTTCTCGTACTCTGGCGCAATGTCAATCGCCAAGTTGTACGCCATTGCACGCTCATATCCTGGCGGCAATGAAACAGTAGTGGATAACGCAGAAAACGCCGTGAATGGCGTCCACATGATGACGTGCAGCGTGTTGGCCGCGCTAGGAACAGGCCAGAGATTCAGAATCCCAAGCGGATAGCTAGGCTCGTAATAGCCGTACTCTGGAATGTCGCTTTGAACTGTCTTGCTGGCAATTGAATACCACTCTCCAGCCGTAACCATCGTAACCGGATAGTCTG